TCTGGCCAATGCTGGCGCATCTTGGCGGCGTTCTGTTCGATCAGCTCCTTGACGTGCGTCAGCATGAGGATGCGCTGGTCAGGCCACGTTGAGACGATCCACTTACACCATTCCGCAATGACGTGGCTTTTGCCCGATCCGGTCGGCAACACAAGGCACGGATCGCCTGCGTTTGGCTGATCGAAGTACGCCGCCAGCATATCAATGGCGCGCTGTTGGTAGTCGCGTAGCATCAGAAGGGCGCTCCGTAGAGGACCAGCGCGGTGGATGGCACGCCGCCCTCGCCATTGGTCGTCGCGATGCCTTCGATCACATACACGCCAGACAAGCCGTCCGGGCTGTCACGCATGGGCCACGGCACAAGGTCAGGATGCAGGACATGGCGCGGGCATCCCTCGCGCTGGGCGTCTAGCGGTATCTCGCTGTCCCATGCCGCGCAGTGGCTGGTGGAGTTCTCACGCGCCGTGTAATGCGCGCAGGTGCGGCAGTTGACCTCCTGGGTTAGCTTGGTGTCGTGGCAGAAAAGCTTAGCCGGACACATCTTGCATTGGTACCAGGCCGGGCTTGCGCCCGCGACGGGTTCAGGCATGCGATCGGCCTGAGTAATGCGCCAGCCGCGCTGCACGGCGGCTTCGGCTGCGGCGCTGTCGACGTGCACGCGCTCGATGTAGAGCCGATCGTCGTCCTTGCAGACCGCGACGTAAAGGGCGCGCGTCAAGCCCATGCCGACCATGTAGACCTGCATCTGCACCCAGTGCTGAGGTTTGGCTTTCTGCACTCCGTCCTTCTCCAGCTCATTGAAGGACCGCGCATTGTGGGTCTTGATTTCCAGCAGATGCGGCGTCTTTGGCGCCTCCGGAACGCCTTCGGCAATGCCGTCAATGGATCCTGAGACATGCGCGCCAAAGTCTACCCGGCTTTGCTCGCCGCTGACCTGCACGCCAGCGAGGCGCAGATCAGCAATGACCGTTTCCTCTTCGCGCTGGCCGCGCCGGAACAGGCGCATCATGCGGCCTTCGTGGTGCTCTCTCACGGCCCACCGAAACGACAGCCATAGCCAGCGGTCGCACGGGTGTCCGAGCATCGATGCCCCAAGGTGCGGGCGGGGAGGCCCCGCCGCCGCAGCATGGGCATTGTCGATCAGATGGACAAGGTCATGCCTTGACGGCGGGAGCGGGCTCATTTCTTTGCCCACGGTGGCGCGGCGCGCTGGCCGATGCTAGACGCAGTCGCTACCGGTGGAACAGGCGGCCCTTTGATCGCATCGCTGGACACCTTCCAGGCCTTGACTTCGTTTCGGTCAGGGTATCGATCATCGCCCTTCTGAACGTCAATCTTAATCTGGCAGATACCGCCAATCAGTTCGTCCGTGTCGTGCAATTTCGGCAAACCGATCGCGCGCATAAGCTCGCTAAGTTGCTCCCGACCGATCTTTTCGGCCTGGGCATTCGGGTTGGACATGTTAAAGTTCGAGAACACGACCCGGCCCTGCTGCGTCGGGCCGATAATATCGTGCCGCACCGCGAGCCTTTGTCCGGTTCCGGCCTTTGTTTCTTTGAGCGTGGCTTCGGTCACCTTCGCGACGTACCAGCCGGGCGGGATCAGATCATAGCTGCGCTCGCTCTTGTATTCGTCGGCGTTGAATGGTGTGTCTAGGCGCATGGGTCAGTCCTCCTTCGTAATTGAATAGCTCGTTCGTCCGGGCATGATGGTAATCGCGTCCAGCAGCGGGCGCGTGATGGCTTCGTCTGAAGCCTTCCAGAGCCGCATTTCGACTTCCGGCTTCCACCTAAACAAGCGCGGCAGGTGATGCGTCAGCCCTGCGGCTTCGGCCACTTCCTGCAGTTTCTCGCTGTCAATCCTCCAGTTATCGCGCGCAGTCACCCGCACCTTGTATCCGGGGTAGTCTGACGGATTGGCAGTCATCTCGTCTTCGATCTGCCTGCGTCGCTCTATCGCGGCAGTCTCTGCCGCTTTGGCTTCCATCCATTCAGCTGCGAGGTTTTTGCTCATTGTGCGCTCCCTTGGATCTTCTCAATGACAGCGCCCAAGTGCGGCGCTTCCCATTGGTCGAGGCGGCCAGAGCGGTCCTTCGCCAGCCAAAGCCCATCGCCGTCACACATGAGCGCACGCTGCGCGATGCCGTCTGCATCGCGTTCAATGCGGAGGGCAAGTACCTCATCAAAGAAGTAAGGCAGAGCCTGACCGGTTTTGTTTCCCGGCATGCTGGGCGAGTAGAGCAGGCGGCCCATCTCGTCGGTCTGCTTTTCGAGCTTGGCCGACATGTAGACGTGCTTGCCGGGCAGATCGCGAAACGCGCGGATGATATCCGTCATTTGTTCCTGCATCGCGCCATAGGCCTGGCGCGGATCCTTCGTCGCTTTCTTTTCTGCGTTAAGGACGACTTCAGCGATCTCGCTGATGCTGTCGAGCGCGACCGACTGAAAGCCGCGCGCCTCCTCCGAGCCCATCCATTCAAGCGCATCGCGCAGATCGACCATCGACGTGATTTCGATGTAAGGCAGATCGGCGCTCGCGATCGACAGCAAGCCCGCTTCCGCTGAGAGGGTAATTGGATTTGGCAAAGTAGGGATGAGGGATGTTTTCCCCGCTCCTGCTTGGCCATAAACCAACAGCTTGACGCCATCGCGCGCAAGCGTGCTGGTTCGTCTTAGATTGATTGCCATTGTGTTTCTTTCGCTTCGCCCAGTCGGCCTATTCCGGTCGGGCGAGGTTGATTTGCCACGCGTGAGCGGATATGTCAACACGGATGATCGCAGAAAGGTGCACCATGTATACACTTGAGGAGATTAGAGAGCGGCTGCGAGACCGGAACTTGCGTGTAGTGGCCGAGCGCACGGGGCTTGGGTACGCTACCGTGCTGCGCGTCATGCGCGGGCGGCTGGCAAGTTATGAGACGGTTGAGCGTCTGAGCGCTTATCTGAGGAGGGCCAATGGCTGACGTTACACACATCTTCGGCGGCGCATTTAGGCCGCCGGTTGCGCGCCCGGTCATGGATCAGATCCGTGACGCGATGGCTTCGGCAGGCATTAGCCCGCCGGCCATGATCCAGATGGACGGCAAGCTGCATCGCTTTCAGACCGCCTCAAAGGGCAAGCCAGGCTACGACAAGCCTGGCTGGTATGTGTTCCACGGCGACGGCGTTCCGGCGGGGATGTTTGGCGACTGGCGATCTGGCGTGACCCAGCTCTGGCGCGCCGACGTGGGACGGCCCCTGACCGTCGAAGAGGAACTCGCCGTCACCCGCCGGCAGGCAGAGGCCCGCGCCGCACGCGACGCGCTTGCCAATCAGGTTGCCGATACGGTCGAGGCGATCTGGATGCAGGCAGGCGCGGCAAGCGATGATCATCCCTACCTTGCGCGCAAGGGCGTCGGGGCTCACGGGTTACGCATTACCGGCGACGGGCGGCTTATTGCGCCGCTCTACAGCCCGGACGGCAAGCTATCGTCACTCCAGTATATAGATGCAGACGGCGGAAAGCTCTACCACGCGAGCGGGGTAACGCGCGGCTGCATGTGGTCGGTTGGCGTTTTCGACAGCGCAGACGTGATTTACATTGCCGAGGGCTTTGCTACTGCGGCGACGATCCACGAGGTGACCAAGCGTCCCTGCATCGTCAGCTACAGCGCCAGCAATCTCGTACCTGTCACTGAGGCGATCCGCAGAGACTACCCCGCCGCGCGGCTGGTGATCGTGGCGGATAACGACGCCAGCGGCGTCGGGCAGCGATATGCCGAGCAGGCGGCAGCGCGCTATGGCGCGAGCGTGATCGTGATCCCGGTCCCGGGCGACGCCAACGATTACCGGGCCGCCGGGATGGACCTTGACGCGCTGCTTAATCCGCTTATCGACGGCTGGTTGATCCCGGCAGACGACTTCGCCGCCCAGCCCGCTCCGATCGAATGGCTGGTCAAGGGCTGGCTGCAAGCGCACGCGCTTATGATGGTCCACGGGCCGAGCGGCGGCGGCAAGACGTTCGCCGTCCTTGACTGGGCGCTGCACCTAGCCGCCGGGCGCGAGGAATGGAACGGCGTCAAGGTGCGACCGGGGCCGGTTGTGTACCTGGCTGGCGAGGGCCATCACGGCCTGCGCGGGCGGGTGGCGGCCTGGAAGCAGCATCACAAGGCCGACCGGCTGCAGATGTGGCTCAGCCGCGAAGGGTGCGATCTCAATACGTCCGAGGGACGCCATCGCGTGATTGAGCACATCCGCGCCCTGCCGGTGACGCCGCGTCTGGTGATCGTTGACACCCTGCACCGCTTTCTTGCCGGAGACGAGAACAAGGCGACCGATACTAAGTCGATGCTCGACGCCTGCGCGGCGGTTATGCGCGAGTTCGGATGCAGTGTTCTGCTGGTCCATCACACCGGCGTGAGCGATGAGGCGCAGCACCGCGCCAGAGGGTCAAGCGCATGGCGCGGGGCATTGGACATCGAAATCAGCATCGTCCCCGGCAAGGCCGGTGCGCTGGAGATCGTGCAGCGCAAGAGCAAAGACGCCGAGCTTCTCCAGCCGCTGGCGGCCTGCCTGACAGGCGTCGAGATCGCCGGATGGGTGGATGAGGACGGCGCACCAGTGCGTAGTGCGGTGCTTGAGGTGACAGGTGCGGCTGAGGCCGAGAAGCCAGGTGGGAAGATCGCGGAATACCAGAAGGCCTTTCAGAAGGCCTATGAGCATGGCGGACGCCAGCGCCTGGACGGTGCGCCATACGTCACCAGGGAGCAACTGCGCCAGACGTTGACGGGGTTCGGTTGGCCGGCCGGAACCGTGCGGAACAACCTCAACGTCAACCAAGGCAAGCTGATCGGATCCCTCGTCCTCGCGGAGTTCATCGCACCCGCAGGGGACGGCTGGGTCATCATCGAACCGGGCTGGGTGGCAGTTATCAATGTTACGGAATAACGCGCACCAAGCGCACCAGAGCGCACCGGTGCACTGGTGCGTTTGGGGGGCAAAGGCTCCCAGAAAGCGCACTCACCGCACCCGCACCCTATAGGGGTGCGGTGCGCTAGTGCGGTCTGGGTGCGGGCAATCTTAACGCATGAAGGATAGGAAACGATGCTGGCAAGGACCGATGAGAGTGATGTGATGAGGCTCCGCCTCCAGATCGCCGATCTGGAGCGCGCCCTCGACGAGGCCTATGCCCGCATTGCCGAGCTTGAGCTTACCCGCCCGGCTCACGGCATCGACCTGCGGCGCGCCTGCGTGGCGGGGCTGACGCATACGCAAGCGACCGTGCTGGCGATCCTGTGCGACGGGCGCGCTCATACGTGGTGGCAGATAGCCGAGATGCTGGAGATGCTAATCGGATCGCGGTCGAAAGAGCAGGATGGCCTC